AAATGGCATCGAGTTTAATAGTCAATAAAAGAGAGGTGCATTATGACTATGGAGTATCTAGATGAACTGGCGACGTTGGTGTTTCCATCGGTGTCAGAGAAAGACAAGGAAGAGCTATCAAGGAAATATCCAAATGCAGTCTGGACTCGTGGTGGGCCTGAAGAAAAGAAATGGGAGTGGATGGCATTCGTAATTTTCACCGATGGACCATGTGATCCATTCAACAACGGTGATCACAGCGACTGTAGTGAGGATGAGTGCTATGTAGAGGTGTATTCGTTATGAGTAGTGAACACTTTGACAGGTGGGTTGAATCCTACATTGAATATGTTACCGAGGTACTCGGCGAATACAAAGCTGATGAATACCTCAGTAATCTCAGAGATGAGGATCTCCGCACTATATACAACGAATCACACGGTACGACACCGGCAGAGATTAAGTCTCTTGAAGAAGCGTCTGTATGAATCTCGCAGAATACAAGATAAGAGAACAAATGTTGGAAAAGGTCAAGACAAGACTTCAAGAGCGCATGAAAGGTGATGAATACGAGCCAGGAATACGCAAAGCAATAGTCTTGACCTACGAAATGCTTGCAGAGAACACAACTAGATTTTACGCAACAGCACATAAGGATAGATAAGGAAAATATTATGACTTTCAATTTAGAAAACTACGTCGAAGTTAAAGACCGAATACCTTTGTTCAAAAAACAATTTGAGGATGCTCGGATTACCACTCAGGTAATTCATCAGGATGCAGACAGCATCACCATCATGGCATTTCTATGGCGTGACGGTATCGATCAGGCTGCCAACACTCCGCTTGCCACTGGCATAGCGAAAGAGAAGGACGGTGGGTATATCGATAAGTATGTCGAGAACTGTGAGACCTCAGCCATTGGCCGCGCCCTTGCTAACTACGACATCCTCGGGGATAGCTCTGAGCGCCCAAGCAGGGAAGAGATGAGGTCCGCTCAGTCCATGAAGCAGGTTAAGGAAAACAGACCTGCTCCATCAGCCCCTGAGCCATCAGCTCCTGCCCAGTCAGGTGAATCAATAACTGCCCCACAGATTAATTACCTGCAAAGGCTAGGCTACCAAGAAGACCCCACGGGTCTGAGCAAGAGAGAGGCTTCCTCTTTGATATCTGAGCTGCAAGAAAAGCAGGATCAGTTAAGTACGGACCGGAGGTAACAGCTAGGGTGGCGGATTCTTTCCGCTGCCCTTTTCATTCACAACTACGGAGATAACTATGCCTTGCAATTCAAATGGATGCGACGAACACGATTTTAAGACTGCTAGTATCTGGTGTGCCTACCAATATCATGAATCGCGTGAAGACCGAAGGTTAAAGGTGATGAGTGAGATCGCTGAGTCTATGAATAAACCTATTGCATCAGCAGTCCAGACTCCTCAAGCAGATATTCCACAGAGACAGGCAATGCCACCGAGGACAGCAGTTAAAAAAGATCTGGCTACTCAGCGACAAATATATCGACTCCAAAATAGACACCAATATAGAGGTGATGTCAGTCAACTCACCGTGTCAGAAGCCTCTGCTCTGATAGAGGATTACACACAAAAAGAAATGGAAGATTTCTACGATCAATAAAGGGTATATAGAGGCACAACAACAATGGAAGCTGACTTGATTAAACGACTGGTCTTTGTCCTCGGAATGATGAGGGGTAGAGCAATTAGAATGAAGTTAACCGACGGCCCAGTTTCCAGGAAATGGTAGTCGATATGATAATTGAGGACGAGATTAGTGGCAGACAATAAAACAATATTTGAACCGATTGAACAGGCATTTGACTATACAGATCCTACAAACCTCAACGGTAATATCAAGTTAAAAACAATTGCCTTTGAGGGAAAGAAATATATAGTCTCAAGACGCTATGTTGTTGGAGACCAGAGAAACTACTCCCTTGATTTCATCGCTCCATTTGACAACCTGAGATCAGAGAAAACAGGTATACATGGAGAGGTAGAACTCCACCTCAATAAGAGACTGCTAACAAGGGACAACTTTAATTTTGATAAAGATGTGCAGCGGGGACATCTTGCAGGGTCAGCCAACAAACGGACCATCTTTAAAAACATATCTGATTACTACGACAGGGAAAAACTGGAGATAGATCTTCAGAAATTTACCAAGGAAGCCTACGAAAAGAAAGTAAGGGAAAGTGTCGTCATTGAACTGGTGGCAGGTGATCCTTTTCTTGAGACCAACCAGTTGGTTGATGGTCTTGTCATAAAAGGTGGCGGAACTATCTTTAATGCACTACCCAAACAGGCAAAGTCTTTTGTCTGTATGATCATTGCAGTATCGGTCGATGCAGGAGTATCCCAGATTTGGCAGGTGGAGCAGGGGAATGTCCTGTATATAAACTTAGAACGAAGCGCCTCATCAATGATCAAGAGACTTGCCGGTGTTAACACGGCTCTTGGCCTCGATCCGATGAGGCCACTAAGGTTCATGAACGTGAGGGGAACTCCCCTTATCGACATCATGGATTCAATTAAATACCAGATCGAAAAGGAAGATATTCAACTTATCATCGTTGATTCAATATCGAGGGCAGGGATGGGAAGTCTCGTGGACGACAGACCTGCGGTAAAGATCACCGATGCACTCAATAACCTGGTCGAAGAGAGTGATAGGTCATGGGTCGGTATAGCTCATAGGGCGTGGAGCAACGAACACGTTTTTGGAAGCGTCCAGTTCCTTGCAGCTTGCGATCTAATGATCGATATCGAGGCATCACATAATGAAGAGAAGAATGAGCTTGGAGTAAAGGTGTCTGTCACAGGACAGAACGACCTTCCACCATCAAAGCCATCATTTATCGCACTCGGCTTTGATTCTATGGGTCTCAACTCTGCAAGGCGTGCAACGGAAGAGGAATTTCCTGATCTTATGGACGAAAGAGACAACATCAGAGACAGAATTTGGAACTACCTCAGAGTCAAGGGCAAGCAGACAACAACACAGATCGCAAATGATCTGGGTGAGGTAAGGGATTCCGTTTACAAGACACTCAAGCGAATGGAAAAGAAAAACGAAGTCTCAAAGCAAGGCGAATACTGGGGATTAAAAAACAGGTGAAAGATGCACCCACCATATGCGACAAATGCCACAGTACATTTATCAAATCTGTCGATGAGGCAGAATTTCGATGCACCATCTGTGGCTGGCGTTTTTATACCCCGCTCGGAAGGATTGAGAAAAGGCCGTTTAGATTGCAGGTTCGCTACAAAGGGTCTGCCGTCAAAGGAAAGAGAACACCACTTACAATCGGCATTGCCGACAACGATAACGAGCCGAACAGAGTCATGAAATACCAGGTCTATTGCCCCGAGTGTTTGCAGATGACAAAGCAGGGGCCAAGAAAAAAGAGGGATAACAACAATGGGTTTTATTACGAGATCGGGATGAAGTGCAAGAACCACCATATTACAACGCTCATGGAATCGAGTCATACAGGAGAATTATTCGGATGGCGCTAAGAATTGAATATCCATACATGCCACCAAAAGAACTGCGGGGAAATTCCAGTACACGATGGCAACAGAAGAGCGGGGTAAAGAATCAGTTTCAGGACGCAACTATATTTCGTTTAAGAGAACAGAATCCTGAGCCAATGGAGAAGGTGAACGTCAAATATATTGCCTACTGGTGCGGCCAGAAGATCGATCCTGACAATTTGATTATCGGAATGAAGTACGCCCTTGATTGTCTAACTATCGAAGGGATTATCAAGGATGACAATTCCGATTTTATTCAAAGCATTACAGCCGAGTACCATAGGGTACCGCATAAAGATCAGATCAAATTAGTAATGGAAGTGACGGAGAATTAAATGTGGCTACACGTACCTACAACACTATTAGCATCTGTTCCGGATACGGCGGAATCGAACTTGGACTCAGAGAAGTTATCCCTGTTAGAACAGTCTGCTATGTGGAAATCGAAGTCAGCGTCGCAGCAGTCCTGGCAGCGCGTATGGAAGAGGGATACCTCGATCAGGCGCCTATCTGGACTAACCTCAAAACATTCGACACTGAGCCGTGGCGTGGAAAAGTTGACATCCTCACTGGCGGCTTCCCTTGCCAGCCCTTCTCAGTCGCAGGGGCGCAGCTCGGAGAAGATGACCCAAGAAACCTCTGGCCAGATACAGCCAGACTTATACGGGGGCTTAGGCCACCAGTTGTCTTTCTCGAAAATGTTCCCGGAATCCTTGAGTATTACTTCAGTACAATCCGACCCGAACTACGAGAGATGGGTTACGAGGTTACGGAAGGACTATTCTCAGCGTCAGAGACAGGCGCACCCCACAAACGCCAGCGAATCTTCATTCTGGCCTACGGCTCGGGCATCTGATAATGAAGGGGGAATACCCTCTAATGTTGAACTATCAGAAGGTTCATTCAGCAGGACAAATGCTGATGGTGTCAGATGGGGTGTGAAGTTAAAAGATGCTACAGCCCATTGGCCTACCATGACTGCCGGTAATCCATCAAACGCAAACTCAAAGAGGAGATCTGATTCGATATACGGTGCAGTGGAGAAATGGCCGACACCTTTAGCTTCCGATGAAAATTATAGAGTCCCAAGTGAAAACTGGAACGGCACAGATCTCCCTTCAGTCGTGAGCAACTGGCCGACCCCCACTGCATCAGAAAAGTCAGGAACGAACCCGAATACAGGCAAAGGTGAGGGACTTAACAAGACAGCCAAACATTGGCCAACACCCAAAGCAGGAAACCCCGGAAGCAGAAAGCCTGGAACAGGGGGCAAGGTATTAAACGAGGAGGCAAAGAAATGGCCTACCCCGAATGTTTCTGACAATAACGATCCTAACTTGAAAGATAACCATGACCTTGAAAAAGGATATTTGAGAGGAGTAGCTACAACATGGCAGACACCACAGGCAAGAGATTACAAGGGGCCGAACACAGGGTTTCAGGAGATGCTACCCAACCAAGCTCTGAACTGGGGAACACCGACATCGAGGGACTGGAAGGACGGGACATCGGCAGGGACAGTAGAGGAGAACGGCCTGCTAGGGAGACAAGCCCCGAATATGTACCACTCTATCCTCCCGGACCCGGAGACAGAGACGGATGGGCATACCTGCTCTCCATCGTGCCGGAGGCTGAACCCACTTTTTGCAGAACACTTAATGGGACTACCTCTGGGGTGGACCTGCGTCTCAGGGCCGTTGGAAACGGAGTCGTTCCAGCGGTGGCAGCTCGCGCTTTCCGCGTACTTAGCGAGAAATTAAAAAAACAGGGGAACTTTCCGAAGCTATGACAGATAAATGCTTGCATCACTACATCCTGGAACCACCCAACGGAGCCAACTGTCTCGGGGTCTGTAAGAAATGCGGTGCGACAAAGATTCACTCAAATGAACTCGGCAAAAAAGTTGTCGCAAGAGAGACAAGACGGGGCTTCGTCCAAAAGGTCGTGGAATTTTCGTTGAATAATAAGGGAACACTAAAAGAAAAGAATGATTAGAACAAGCCCAAAATATCGTCCTCAAATAGAACTGCTATTGGCAAGGCATTATCAAGGATGGAAAACATCAAAAATCCTAAATGAATTGGTAGAGAAATTCGATAGGCCAATTGGACTCAGGCAAATACAGAGAATACGGAAGGATTGGGGTCGATACGAAACAATAGATACCCACCCATTAGCCAAACAGTTCAATTGGACAAAATAAATCGTCAGTTAAAAAAACCGAGACGACCTAGGACATAGGTCACTCTATTTAAAACGCTCTATGAGCCTCTGAGAGGGGTGCTAGTCACGGACTGAGTTGTTGATCCGTGCCTACGCTGCTTTTCTCGGAGCCTGAATTGATTTTACCAAGGCCCAGAACCTCGACATCAATTTACTTCTTTCCTTCTGGGAAATTGAACCGTCATCTCTCATCGAGATTTCGATCTCTTTTATCAGGTCCACGGCAAGAGGCAAACTGTCCTTGTACTGCATCGCTAACTTAATTGCTGCAAACATAAAAAACTCCTTATTCGTTTTCCAATACTTTTAGACTGACCCCGCCTAAAAAGCCGAAGAGCCCACCGATAATTGCGGTGATGATCTCTATGGCTTCTAGCTGAAGTCCAATCCATAAACCTAGGCAACTGAATATCGTGGCACATACAATGCCGAGAGCTATCTGTGGTCTAAATCTTCCCATCATGCCTTCTTTTTTCCGTGGTATATTTGCCGATGGTCCAATAGCGCCTTGGTAAGAGCTATGGACACCTCGGTCATCTTTGTATTCTTCTCCTGATTCTTGAGCCATTTGCAGGTATCACATTCCCTTGTCATTATGGATTAGCTTCCTCTATCGTTGGCTCTGACATAATCAATTCTACGTTGTCAGTTACAGTCCAGTTACTTCCGAGTACAGTATTAAGAATCTGGAACTCCTTGGTAAGCAAACTACTATCGTGACCAACCTCGTTCTCAATAATCTTTAATACTCCTATGTCCAAATTTTTAAATTGGCAGGAGCTTCCTTTGGAATATACGTTGCTTAACGTAAGTGAGCCTATATCTCCGTCTACCCCAGAATTAGGAGCCACTATAAGCACCCTATCGTAGGTACCTCCACTAGTCACCATAGCTTCAGCCTGATGATGCCCTCCCATAGCTGTTCTACGCGGGGCATTTCCTGGTTGTTGGTATATAGATAACCCATCGGCTACATTATATTCAACCTGTATTGTATGAGCGTCAATATCGGAGAACGACATACTCTTACAGCGACTACGTTCCACCGTTAAGGTGCCTATGTTTAACCTGGTGGCTACCTGTGCAGGAGTGTCACCCTGTGCTGCTATTGCAGGGATACCAGTAACGAGTATCGCAGGGCACTTGGCGTTACCAGACTTGGCAGGATCAGTAGCATCACAGGTAGAAGGAATTACAGACCCATCGTTGTTGCCTGTACCACCTTTATATATTTCACCTACCGATACGTTCTCAAGTGTAATTGCCCTGACTGGAATATTTCCCAGATTGATAGCTAACGTATTGTCTCTGTCATCAAATGAAGTAGGGATATCAGAAGGTGCCAGATACACTCCGGCATCTCCGTTTGAGAATGAGCGTTCGGCTAAGACGGTTTCGTTCACAACGACCCCTGTCCCGGCCGTACTGGTCACCGCTAATATTCCCACGGCAGCCTGTGGACTTAGGCCACAAGCACGCAATAAGCTATAGGGGGATTTAAGTACGTTGAAAGTTCTACGCCACTTGGCACTTTCTCCATTTAAATATTCAATCTTTCCAAATACCCAGTCTCTCCAGACACATACCCTTCTGTATGCCGCAATTACCTTTGAAGGAACTGACCGTATACCTCTGCGTACCTCGGGCTGAAGTATGCCAAGCACAAGCAGCCCAACCGATACTGAAACCGTATACAACATATAGTTGTTTAGCGTTCCAATGATTCCATCGATGTATGCAAGAGCCGAATGAATCCAGCACCCTGTGGTAATGATGTAGTTAAAGCAGTCGGGGGAATTTGCCGTAATGTAAACGACAGGGTTGTAAAAAGAAATTGTAAGTCCAACGGCACCGGAAAGGATAAGAAAGAAAGTAAGGAGATATCGAAGCGGGGTTCTCGGATCAGGCACCTTAACGTCAGGTGGCTTAAAGTCAGGGAACTTTATTTTATTCATGACATCATCTCCTCTTTAATATCCGTACTTATCCAGAATTTTCCATGCGATATAGGCGCCGACACTCACTCCAAGGCCAGCTAAAATTCCGCCTGCCCACCATGTCTTTTTCTCTATTCCTTTCTGCACTGCCTCTAATCTCCTTGTCTGCGCTCTTAGGTCATCGACCAAATTTTTTAACCTGATTATTTCGGTCGTCCAATCACGACCGTCTTTATTTGAAGACATTTGCTTCTATCTAGGAACTACCCGGAGCAACTATCTTCGCCTGACGCCTTCTCTTTACATTGAGAAGTGCGCTCTTTCTATGGGGATCAAAGCCTCCGATCCCTGAATTCATATAATCACTGAACGAGGACTTGCCCTTGCCGACTCCCTGCTCTCTCCAGTCTGCTGCCCATTTCCTCATGTGGTTGTTAACAATTTTCATGACGGTCTCAGGGTTGTCGTGACGCGCGAGCATTTCGTTCATTGCCGTTGTAATTTTGGCCAGAGATTGCTCCTGCTGCTTATCGTCCTTGACGAGCTGCGATAGGGGCATTCGCCCTTCTTTCATAACAGCCATTACTTTTTCCTCCTTGCCTGACTTGCTTTAATAGCACGCTCCTGCCTTCTGGCCTGAGCTTTTGTCTTGTGAGTTCCAAGTACCTTGCCTCTGCCCGATACGAGGACCATCTTGTTACCTCTCTTAACTATCATGAAGCCACCTTCTCAACGAGAACGCAGTTAAATGTTCCCGTCCTTTCCGCCAGAGCATTCGGCGCACCGCCTGCGTCCCATGAATTAACACCAAAACTAAAGCCCGATCTTTCACGATCAAGCGTTACGTACTTTGATACGGATCCAAACTTAAACTGGGTCTGAATTACACTTTCAACAAGTGACTCGATGTTGGAGATAACCGTCTCGATACTCTGGCCTGTATCCTCTGCCGTCTGCTCGATATCGATAGTCATCTGGTGTTCGTAGAGAATGCCCGGCACCACGGCACCCTCGATAATGATGTCCTTTATCTTGGGGGTTTTTGATGTGTCATCATCTTGCCTGTTTAGCTTGAGCGTTATCCCAATATCTTTTGCGCTAACCCCAGCTCCCGATGCGAACTGCAATTTGCTTACCGCTGAAGTGAAGTCACCGAGGTCTGCAAACGCATCCCGTTCAGCACCGTTAAGCCCGTAATGAAATTCAACCGTCTCATGTGATGCAGTCAGATCGTCTGCTGACAGATGAGCCGTAAGGAAATTCTTACTTTCATGCGGCATACCAAGATCATAAAAAGGTAAATCTATAAACTGTCCGTCTGCTGCACGTTTAATAGATACTCCTGACCTTGGATTAACTAAGGGCTGCTCCAGAAACTCTGCATCACAGGTATTTGTACCTGTTCTCATAGAGAAGTGAAGTCTTGGAACGCCGTCATCACCGGAGCCAACATCTATCCAGTCTATTGGCTGATTGACAGTTGTGTTCTTGTACATATGGTGCCAGCCCTTACCATTCCAGGCTAAGATTCTGGCATTTCTATCGTCAGCTCCTTCTTGTCCACCAACAGATATGAACAACTGATCGCCCGAACTTTTCATATACCTAACTGGCCCCAACATATCTTCAGGAACACCATCTCCGTATGAAAGGCCGAAGCCCGATTCAATTATTCTGGAATTACCCTGAACGGTCAGCTTGTAGATTGGAGCAGGGGAGTCATTATCAACGCCCTGTGCAAACCACAGACTCCCCTCATGAACTGTCATTCTGCGGCAGTTATGACTTGAGCCTGTCATAGGCATAATTAGTTGATAAGTCCAAGTCGAAGGCGAGGTGTCCACAATATATAGCCCCTCGCTAGTTCCCACATACAATTTATCCTCACCATCTATATCAGGATAAACAGCAACTCCCTGTGGTCCATTAGCTGAAGGGATTTGGACAGTTTCGTCAGCCCACACAACGCCACCATTAGTCGAGGTATAAAAAGTAATAGCCGAACTGTCTTCATGCCACACACAGGCTGTAAGTTCACCACCTATCGTTGCAAATAACCCTGCGTCATATGGGTCGGTTGTTCCAAAATCAGCAGTAACATTACTGGCAAGTAACCCTTTGGCAATCGGGGTTGTTGATTCAGTCCATGAAGAACCATTTGCAGAAGTATAAGTTCGGATATCGTCTGCAATTGCTGTCATTGCAACGAGGTTTCCACTATCAGAAGTTATATCTACAGGAACCTGCGGGTGCATAGCAAAAGCCCCGACAGCGTGTAAGAAAGTGCCACTTATACTTGATGCCAAGGTATGGCTCATTGTTGTCGATGTAGTTGTGGCAGTTTTATATCCTGAGTAATGACTGTGAGTTAAACTTGCTCCGGTAGCAGCCATACCGCTGGTCTGATCGGAACCACTTGAAGATACTGCAATATTGTCACTGCCAGCAAATACATCAATAACAAAGTCATTTACAGCAGTTGTTAGCGATGTTGATATACCAGTTCCACTTGTGTCTGAACTATTAGCAACTGCGGCACTTATTGCATCAGTGTTAGCCCCACTTATCGTATAGGCAACTGCGTTAATTTCATCTACCGCACTTCCACTATCCATTCGGGCAGTAAAATATTTATCATCAGCAATAGTTGGGTTGACTGTATAGAATATACCTATCCCAACATCGTTTGTAGTATCAATTGCATTGTAAAGTTCTGTCATCGATGTTGCACTGCTTCCATTAGACGCAGCGTTATATCCAACATTAGTTAAAGTAGCTGAAAGAGAGTTGTCTGTATAAGCAACTGCCACTACAAGCAGGTCAGTTCCTTCAGGTATAGGCAGTGCTTTGTTGTACGTAATAGTGTCAGTAGCGGTACCTAAATTTCTTACACCAGGGCCACCCAATATATAACCACCGTTTTCCCATGCATCTGTAGATGCCCCTGTAAACTGCCTGTTAACGGCTCCTCTACTTGTGGCAGTAGCACTTGGAGTGCAACTCCATAAAGAATTTAATTCGCCTTTAAAAGAAGTCGAACACTTAACTACATTAAGTCCTGACTGTGTGGCATTCTCAGAAAGGATTGGCAGATAAATCCTGTCCATCCATCTCGTATCACACGTTGAATTAAAGAACCTTCGGTATTCCTTGGGATCAAAGGCAACGTCTGAATTTATCCTTGCCCTGCCAAACCCGTATGCAAGGTTCGGAACGACAAAGGATTCATATGCAGCAACGTCCTCTGGTCTTGTTCTTCCCGTATCCCTGATCGGCTGAACAAACTGCTGAACGGGGCGCGTGCTTACTTTCGTACCATCGCCACTCGGTACAAGGCTGTACTGCTTGGAGTTTATCTCGACATCGAGACTCATTTAGAACACCATTCTTGGAACTGCAACTGGGGGAGTCTTTATCTTTACAAGGTCTCCCTCGACAGCCCGCACATAGCTTGCCTCAAACTGCCGTGCCATCTCGGTCCAGTTGGAGTCGGGATTTCCAGCAGCCATCCTCAGACAAAGGAGCTGTCTTGTCTTGTCGTAAACCGGATGAAGTAATTCGCCGTCAATTTCCACCGTGCCAGCATCAGTCGATGCCGCAGTCAGAAGGTCTCTTCCGACAATCCTTATCCTGTATTTATCGGGGAGTGTTTCCTGGAATCGTATAACCCCGCCATTGGATGCACCTGCTGCCGGTGGAACATGATCCCAGTTCCGAAGTTCGTTATACGGAACATCGATCATCTCGCTCTGGCCGAGAGTCATCCATATCTCATCGATATAGGCAGCCATAGCAGCAGTAGAACCATCTGTAGTCGTACTTAATCCAACAACTGCTGTAGTAGCATTGTAGGCAAGAGTTGCGCTCGCCTTCATCAGTTCCCATCCAGTTCCACCATGATAGGAACCGACTTCTGCTCCAATATAAAGTTTCAATCTTCCTGATATATTGGAATATACCCATGCAGACAGGTTAACTTCCTGACCTTCAGTAGGTAATGTCGTATAGGACGATGATGCAGGAGTAAAAGTTTGTAAAAGTGTTACTGTAGTATTTGCAGGGACATGTAATCTTCCTGAATTATTTCCATGAAGAACTGCATAGTTTTCTGGATTGGTTGTCTGTGCTTCCTTATTGAAAGTTGCCCCTGATCCGGCAAGTGTCCAGTTGTTCTGTGAACCTGGAGTTAATTGATCTGCGTCCCAGTCCTCAAAGTCCCCATTTAATAAAAGGTTATCGCCTGAATCTGCGTTCCTTCTGTTGCCACGATATACGCGGTCAACTCTCCTTATGGTGGAGGGTAGGGTATAGGTGTACTGGTTAAGGCCGGTGACGATGGTCTCGATATCTCTTACCATCGATATATCTGGAAATACTAATTCCCTTGCCTCGTTATAGGCATCTTTAACATCATCGGGATGAAATGTGGAAAGCTCGTAAGTTATAGAGCCTGATTCACTAGCAGGCCAATTGTTGCCTGAAGCCCCTGCACAAGTAAATGTACCACTAGTCTGTGCGTAATCTAAAACTCGCCTTGTACTGTTTTGGTTGCTAGTTGAACTACCTGTTAACTGCATAAACCATCTGTTATTAAAGTAATCATCTACAGGGAAGCGTTGACTAATTTTTGTATCTTTAACCAAAAGGTTGCTATCTGAAATATTCGTTGTCGTAGAGCCGGTGATAAGGCCGAGCGGTCTTAATATATCCTGGCGCATTGTTGCCCATGTAGTTGTCGGCATATTACACCCCTGCTTTTACTTTCTTGGTTCCCTTTAAGCTGTTCTTGGCCATCTCAAGATTCTGGTCTCGCAGCTCCTTAATCATCCTTTCCTGAGCGATGATGATTGCCTCACGCTTTGCCTCGGGCATCCTTACAAAGAGTTCTGCTATGTCCTGATCTTTGAGCTGTATGTCGTCCATTACGATATTCCTTTATAACTACACCATTCGTTAGCCATTGCAGTCTTCTCTGCATCTGTAGCTTTTGGAGTATGGGCACTTGGGTCAGCTGGTAAATCAAGCGATTTAACATATTCTATAAATTCTGACTTTGTTAGCACTGTTCCACCACTTGTTCCTATTCCAATAGCAAAATCATTCGCTACGTCATGGAAGTAATTTCCATCCGTTACACCAGAAGGAACAGGCGCTCTACCTGTTGCTGTATTCAATACTGTCGAATATTTAATGATAGCCATTACTTGGTTGACCTATATAAGTATTCATTTCTTACCAGTGTATTAATACCAATATGTTTCATAACGTGTTCATATTCCTTACCGAATACTTCCACGCAACTATCTAAAAATTCATAGAGGTGGCTAATGTTAGGCATCTGCCCATCTTCATCAATAACCCTCTGGCATTCAGCAATATATTTATTAATGACATTTTGGGCAGTATGGATATGTATCCCATACTGCTCTAGGTACTCTGCATTACCTTGAGAAATTGAACCTTGATGAAGGGTATCCCTGTGAGCCTGTCGGAATGCCTGTCGTATGTGATGGCGTATCTCGTCCATCTCCGCATCCCTTTCATCCCATTCTTCTGGAATATTGTTGTTCCTTCTTATCTCCTCATATGCTTCTTGAAATACAGCAATCTCTTTAAAGGCACCTTCTATGTAAATTAATGACTGTTGTTTTCCCAGTTCTGCTTCGGCAATCTTGATGTTAGATAACTCGTCACCCTTTTCCTTCCATTGTTTTATTCGTAATTCTGTTTTTAAATTCCTAAAATATTGAGCTTCTATTGCGTTTCTTTTCTTTTGTATCTGAGTAAGACACTGCCTTAATCTCCTGTAAGGAGAATCAGTCAGCATAGTTAAAGTCATTAATTGATTCGTTGTCTGGGTTTGAGAGCGTCCAAGAGTTTTGTTTGCCCTGTCCATCTCGACCATTCTTTCGCTTATCTTGGCGAGTTTATCGGGAGTCATAGTTGGCAAATCGTTTGCAAACTGCTCGTTAATTGTTGATAGTTCTGTATTGGTCTTTGATAATTCCATAGTCTTTCCTATGCTGCCCACCCGGCAGCAGTTCTTTTGTGGTGAGGTAAATCATTCATTGTGGAAGCGTTACCTGTTGATGCAATTGTTATGTACTCACACTCTCCTGAATTTGTATCATCACCCCCACCAGAGCCTCCACCTCCAAATCTCTGTCCTCTAATATTGTCCGATGAAGTAGCTGCTGGATATCTTCGTTGAACATTTTGGTCACCAAAATCTGAAGAATTCGCTGTAGAAGTTGGATTTACGTAGTCTATTTCTGAGGCTGCTGTACTACCAGATGTTCCTTCCATTCCATAGCCACCCCACCTGAGAATAACTCTTGACTCAGTAGAAGGACAACTTGAGCTACCAAAATTACTTTTATCTGTTAAGTCACCGAAATCAGACGCATCACCCGGACTAGTCATATCTATATAACCAATATCATTTCTGTAATAAGCACCACCAGCATATATAAACCCGGCAGCATGGATTCCCCTGCTTAATGTAGAGGTGCCAGAAGGACCATTACCAGTAACGGTTGCATCTCCTACATCTGATGCGTCACCAGTAGAGGCAATTGTTATACGGTCAAGGTCTAATACGTATGAACCTTTATGACCCATAGCCGATATTGCTATAGTTCCATTGCTAATCCCTGCACAGTTTTTAGAATACGAACCTGTTAAATCACCAAAGGATGAACTACCACCACTGTAGGAAGCAGGGGTAAAATAATCTATATCTTTAAAATTTGACCAACCACCTACGTTAGTCTCGCCACCACCTAAAACTACACGATTACCGTTGCTTACATTGGAACCACCTACGAAATGTGCTTCTCTAGCTGTCCCTAAATCACCTGCATCACTGGCAGTTCCCGTAGACGTTGTAGATAAAGTGAATACTTCCTCACTAGCAGTATCAACATTACCAGAAGTTCCAAATCCACCAATTAGAAAACTTGTTAATCCCTGATATGCTTTTAGGGATGCAGGAATTTCTACCCCCATTATCTTTTCAATATCACCTTTGTCTATGCCCATAATCTTTTCTATATCATCGGCACTGACACCCATAACCTTTTCGATTTCAGCCATTATGCAATCTCCACAATAGCTAGGTCTGGCATTACCAACAAAACATCATCGGTTACAGCTACCCCTACCCTTTGTACATAGTCTCCATCATCTGACGGAGCAGTTTTAGTAAGTGCGCCAGCCGATTCACCTAGATAAACTGGGTCACCAGCATCAAATGCTTCAGCATCCATTCTCCAAATACCATGTGTTAATACATAACAATCATCACCATCACTACCAGCAGCATTTGTGGCTATCCCGATGCAAGGTTCAGTTATACTTCCTGCTGCTGCATTTGCTTGAGCAGCTTTTCCACTACTATTTATACAAACAGCATCTCCAGCAGCAATACTGCCAGCACTATCAATACCTATAACTATTCCATAACCTGAAGTGTTACTGCCAGGTTCGGCAGTAGCCATAGTTGAACCACCCAACTTTATCCATTTACCATCAGTCGTTGAGATATCTTGAGCAAACGTAACTCCACCACCATCAGCTACGGTCATAGCATCATCGCCATCGGTATAGCTAACCTTGGTTGTCATGACTTCACCAGGAACAACAATTCCCGCAGCAGCATCCTTGATCGTTAGGCCAGTAGCATCACCGTTATCTGTGAAGATGAGGTCTTTAGCATTGGTAACCAATTTAATCGTCACATCACCTGAGTTACCCTCAGTAATCCTGAGAACCTCAGTGTTTGCATCTTGGAAAATAAAGATGCCCGTGTGTGCGTCGAGTGTGATGTTTCCACCGGAGTCAACCTCAAATGGATTTGCAGCTACGGTAAGACCTGTAGTGCCATCGTGTGTGAGGGTGACATCATCATCTGCACCCATTTTGATTACAGCACTATCTGTGTTTAATAGAACATCATTTCCAAATGTTGCATTTAAATCGTCACTTATCGTAAGTGCGGTTGCGTGAGAGTTTAAAGAAGAACCACTTCCCGAAGCATTTGCGGTCTGAAAAATAATATCTCCACCAGCCCCAGAACCCTTTCCTTGACCGCCCTGTAAAGTTAATGCTCCACCTGCAATATTGTTTGTAGTACCAGCAGTAGTTGGTCCGGCAGTTATGGTTAGGTTTTTACCGGCAGCATCGTGTGCTGTTGCCGTCACAGAAGCTGTTGCGTTCTGTCCGTTTCCGTAAACTATATCGCCACCCGATACCGTAAGGTCAGTTGATATGGTAACCGCACCCGTTACAGCTAAAGTAGAACCGTCAAACGTAAGGTTGGCTTCTCCTGCTAACGCATTAGCCCCAGTGACAGTAGCCACTGTGTTGTCTGTACTTCCTGTTAATGCTGCTCCACCTATATCCGAAAGCACCTCGGAAGTTGATCTGCTTTCTAATCCATTAGCTGTAAACCTAGCGTATTCATCGTCAGCTACTGATGCTGAATCAATCTTTACAGCGTTAGTGTTTGAAATACCAAAAGTTAAAGATGCCTGACCGCCTATATCTGAAAGTACCTCTGACGCACTTCTTCCTTCTACGACTGTACCGTCAATTCTAAGAAAATCGTCGTCCGCTACCCCTGATGTAAATTGTGCGACATCGTGTTGGCTAATCCCCTTGGCTATCTGCAACTTGTTGCTAGATATTTCTAGTCCGGAGTTTGTGCCTAAATCGACTGTCATTACAGCATCTGTAGCAGTAAGTCCATCTCCAGCAAACAATGTCGCAAGAGCGTCAGTTGTCGTTAACTGTTCGTTGGCCTCGTCTGAGTCCAGCGTAGCAAACCAGTCACCACTGGTAGGAACTACAGCACTAAGTTCAGATAAATCTAAAGTTAATGTGGCATCATCAGCCGTAGCTCCACCTGATAAACCAACCCCTGCTACAACAGAGGTTATATCACCGCTACCAGCCTTAGAACTTCCGGGTAAAAATATGCCCGCCATCTTAGTTCATTCCTGGAACTTTGTTGTAGAACTGGAAGTCGATGGTCGCAGCGTTTGATGCGTTTTCCCTTATGACCTGAAAGCCTGTAACTTCATCTCTCGATCTGAGTGTGATGATGTCGCCTGCTGCCCACTGGGTTCCCTTACTGGTCGTCGGGGTAGTTCCATCTCGCGTTTCTACAACGCTGTTTGTTCTGACATAGCCCTCTGCATAGTTTGCGGTCGAAGGTACTGTTAATGATGTTGCAGAACTTGTTACCGCATGGGTAACAAGTGCATTTTGTATTGGAGAAAAGTTATTTCTTGGCATTATTGTTTCTCCCGTTATTGATATTCGCATTACTTTCAGCAAGCAGTTTTATTGCATCAGCCAACTGGTTCTCGCGGTCGCGTTCTTTTATTCTTTCTTCTTCTTTTCTTTCCCCGTCAATAGTTGCCCACTCCCTGCGATGTCTTTTTTCCATGTGGATTCTTAGATCATGGAGTGCGTGTATGGTTGCCTTTCTGCAATAGGGAAGGCCCATCTGATCGTAAAGTTTCCTGTTGGGATCATCCTTGTGAAGAAGGCATTTAATCTTGCCTCTCACTGGCTCGATTCCCTCGGGCTTCCTTGTACTGAAGGCATATGTCCCATCTTCAAATTTTTTCTGGAGCTGCTGTTCAAGCATATTTCTGTTGACAGTGCTTCTTCCACCGGTCCGCACGTTATAAACATAGACCCAGCCAGCACTGCTTAATTCGGTTGCAGTCATGGTCATGCCATTGGAATTTCCAACCACAGAGCCGCGCTTTATATTTCCAGGCTCTTCAGCAATTTCTGCGTCTCTTAACATCTCTTGTACAGATTCGTTGTTCTCTGCCATCAGGTTCGCTCCTTCTTATAGTTGGGGCCAAATATGCTCTGACCCTTCATCCACTTGTTTCTTTCTTCTATGTTTTCCCAGAAGATTTTTGTCCAGTCTTTTGGTTTAACCTCCGTCTTGGTAGGTGGTGTGAGGTTCATGTCCTGTGCCATCCGTATCGCCTCATCGACGGTATAGAGAGCTTCACCACCACCTTTGCCATCGGGAACTCCGCATATGAGTTGGAACTCCTCGCCAAACAGACGGGCATCACCAAGGTCCCTTTCAAGTTTCATTCTTCGGTCATTTCTTATAACCGTGATCGTCTGGTACCTTCTAACGCTCTTAGAGTCAGGAGCCGGTCGGTTAATCTCAGAGAGATACCAACACGGCTCATGACCCCATATATCTGTTGTGGCCAGTTCAACAAGTGCAGCCACTAAAAGCTCCTATTCAGTCCAGTCTCTGTTGGCCTCGATTGCTACATAGTCAAGCCACGCATATTCGATAGCAGCAGTTTTAGCTTCTACCATTGCGATTACAGCAACTTCGGCAGTAGTCGATACTGCACCTGTTTTTGTCTGCTTTAGAACGCCGTTGATGTACCAGCGAGCTGTCCCGTTAGGGGAAACTTCCAGTCTCAAAACGTCGTATTCACCGGCAACGGCATCAACGTCAGCGTCGATATTTGTGGAATTAGTTTCTCCAGTGGTTGTCCCCCCTGCATAAACCATGTGCCAGTCCTCGTCGTCTGTCAGTTCTGACGACAAAAGAAAGCCACAAAGGTTTGATGCAGTCAAAGTGACCGTAGTTGTCTCGCCGTGAATAGTGGAACCCTGTAAATTTTCAGCGTCCACGTTTTCATCGGTTAACCCAAAGTAAAACTCCTTGGTGTCAAGATCAGGGAACTGTACCCTGCACTCAATATTTATAGGAGCCATCTTCCCGACCACAAACGCCTGAGCTGTTGCAACACCACATGAGTGATCCGCTTCGTCTGTCGTTGTCAGGATACCGACACCATTATTTGCGTCAGTCTCGCCAACGGTAATTCCTGAGTCGGTCTCTGCGATTCCCTGTCCGAGAACTCTAAGCCCACTGCCACCAAAGGTCCTGGTTGCTGCCGTAGCTGCAACAATATCCTCGCCTGCAAGAAAGTCCTCAAAAATACTTATTCTTCCATATCCTGTTTGCGCCATCTCTATTTATTCTCCTCCCGAAGCTGTAGCTCCAAGTCTTTTATACGCGCCCTGTAGGGAGCGACTACTTCTGATATATTTCCTGTTTTTCTGGGGATACAGGCAAGATTCTCAAGCCTGTTATCCTCCAAATCGCCATTCATATTGTGGATAATCCATCCTTTCGGAATGGTTCCACGCTCATTCGTCCACGCTATTCGACGCAGATTCATTAGCTTGTTGGTGCAGTAGCGTCTGCTATTACTTCACACAGCCAGTTGCCTGCCGATCTCTCTCCGTAGGCATACTCATCGTAGTGATACAGAGCTGTGGCTCCGCCGCCTAATTCAGGCATTCTTTTGGTCTCTACATATGGAGAGCGACCCTCGACCAATACCAGAGCCATTTGCGAAAAGACCCCGCCTTTAACGTCGTCTGCACTGTCGATAGTTAAGTTTCCGTCCTCATACAGTCTTGCCCCGGCGATTGTTCCCCGATATCTGTTCTGGTATGCCTCGACGGCTACCCCGTCAGTTAAAGGAGCGCCTGTGGTCTGACCAATACCTGCTGAGATCAGCTCGTCATCGATGTCCTTCAAGGAAAATCCGTGGTGGACAGCGTTGATTGGAGCATTGGCAGGAGCTGGCTCAGTTGTGTTTGAGGTAATCCTGTATGCTGCCGCTGCAATTTCACCTGAATCAAGACCGTTACCGGCAGCACCAAGTTCAACACTCGCACCGTCGATAGCAGTCAGCCCGTCCTGGTCTTTCTTTCTTTCAATAGCGTTCTGTGCAAGTGACCCTGTCTGGGCATATGCGTTTGCGCTAATTCTCAGGGCAACCCTGTCGGTGATGACGGTGTGAACTCCGATAACCGTAGGGGTTATTGAGAACAGTGTGTCTTCCATCTGCTGAGGGTTGTCTAGTTCTGTATTTTCGGTAACCGCCTGAGCTGATAGTTTCGCCATCGAAACCTCATTCCAGACTGTTCCAGTGTTTTCGTCGAGCCTTTGCCTATCGACGAGGTTAGGCATAACACCAGCGAACTCTCTCACAATTCTTGCCGAAGCAATCATCGTGGGAATAGAGTCGGCTAATGAATCTGTTATCGTATTTCCAACAGCCATTTTCTAATCTCCCAATTAAATGCGGATGCCGAGTTTTGCCATCTGCTCCGCAGCTTGTGCTATTTCGTCTCTTGATACCGACGCACCCGTATCGCCGAGGCGGGAAAGAAGAGAGTTGGAGTTCATCGCGGTGGGAATTCCCGGTCCCGAATCGAGATCGTTAATTCCGAGTTCCTCGTTTTGCTGCCTTCTCTGTTCTTCTGCTGCGCTCTGGGCGTTAGCAAGGTCTGACTCACGCTTGTCCCTTTCAAGTCGGCGTGCCGTCTTGAGGAATTCTGCGTAAGCGTCATATAACCCTGCGAGATCGGATGCCTGATAGGCCGGAGTCCATTTTTCCCTGAAGGAGCGGAGTTCCTCCGAGCGTTCAAGGTCTAGGTCCAGTTCGTCAGTAATGTCCTGTATCTCACGGATCATGTCGGCTGAAGCGTTTGTAAAAGACCGATTGGTAGTGCGGCTTTGCGTATCTGCCTGAACCTTCTCAAGCTCCTCTGCAAGTGCCTGTTCGTCCTGAGTCGCATTATGGCGAAGCAGGGCTTGCACTACTCCTGTTAGAGATACCTGTGAGTCGGCTATTTCATCAAGCGTTTGCTTCTCCTCGACGGCTCGCCTGTAGCGTCCGTTAAGTGAATTAAAGTCGTTTCTTGATTTCTCAAGCTGCGCCTTATGGTCTTCAACCTGCTTCTTCATTTCGGCTAAATCAGCCTGGAGTGTTTCTACTGTGGGAGGTTGCCCAGAATTCTCGGCCGGTTGCGCTTGTGCGGGCGCGGCCTCTGTCTCTGGTGCAAGGCTGCCAGTTCCGTTCACTCTTTCCTCTGGCGGGTTTTCAAAACCGGCCGTCTGGTTCTGTAATGTCATGCACTACCCCTTAAAATAATATGTTTAAGTTACTGTCTAGTTTAGGTTTTTTAGTCTTCCTTTGTCAAAGACAAGTTACCTTGCTTCCGCAATGCGGGCATCTTATTCCTGTCTTTGCCGTGGTTGTCATTACTGTCCGCTTTGAGCTGCCTGAATAATTGCCTCGAGGTCATTGAGATTTGCAACTGGCTCTTTCCCTTGATTAACCCTGTTTTGAATCATCGTCTGCCTCATACCTTCAACCACCGGATTCATGGGGGTGGAAATTGCTCCCCATTTATAGAGCTTTGCTTCAAGAAGCCAGTTCGTTGATCTCAAATACTGCTTTTGCCTGCCGGCTTCCTTTTGAATTGCCTTAATTATTTTGGCGTGCTTACCGCTTTTTAGATATTCTTTTGGATTTGTTGATCTCAGGTATTCTTTCCACTCATCCTCATATCCACTTGCCTTGGCCACCCTGACACCAACATCAAAGTAATCTCTCATAATCTCAAGGTCTGCCTCGTATTGCTCTACGACTTCTCTTACCTTGGGGTGTTCAAAGCGTTCTCCCCTGAAAGATCCTGTACCTGTTGCCGTTATGTATTCAACAAGACCCGGATCAACCTCGGCCGCTTCATCGAGTACAGCCTGACGTTCTGCCTCAAAGGTTTCAAAGTCCATATAACCCGAATCTGAATAGAGTTTAAGTTCGATGTCGTAATACTTCTGCGCCCACGCATCAGCCATATGCGGGTCGTTGGTATCAAGCTCATCAAGCTCTTCCTTGTTTTGCCTCTCGAAGTTTTCAAATTCAACAGCTCTGTCACCTTTAAGTGAGCGAATGAGTCCGGCCAGCCTTGGAGGTTCTGCCCCTGCGGAAATAGCATTAAGTAATCCTTTCTCCGCTGCAATGAGATCTCCATTTAAATTCTCATAAGCGCGGCTCAGATCATCTTTGCCGTCAGCGTTAAGTTTTTCCATGTACTCTTTCATTCTGGGGTCTTCGGCAATAATGTCCTTTTCAGCCTCTGACAAATTCTCAGGGTCCCAGCC